GCCATATTAAGTCAGTCCGTCTTGGATTTACTTACGGACAAGAAGATTTCCACGGCCCAACCGTAAAGGAACGGGCAGATGAGCAGGTTCGTGTAGCCAAAGAGGCCGGCATTACTGCCGAGCCAGTAGGTAGTCGTTGGGTTTGAGATGGAGATGGTCTGGGTTCCAATTATTGTCGCAATCATCTCAGGACCGCTCGTTGTGGTATTACAAAAACTTAGGAAAGAAAACACCAATCAACATGCTGAAGGACAAATCCTTCTTCGCATGGTTGGCACAAAAGTTGACAAAATAGCTAGCAAGCTTGACAACCATATTGGTTGGCATGAAGGTAAGAAGGAAGACTAATGGCACGAACTTCTAATCAGGAACTCATTACCAAATACCGTGGCAAGATAGAGCAATCACGACGTTGGCGTCGTGAAGAACGATACGACGACCTTTGGGGTCGCATGGTTGACATGTATCGTGGCAAACACTACAAGACACAAATGCCAGAAGACCGTTTGCTTGTCAACATGGCTTTTGCGACAATTAACGTTATTGCACCAAGCGTTTCTGTTAACTATCCAAAGATTGTTGTTAATGCAAAGAATGTCGAAGATGCACCAAAAGCGGTAATCACAGAAGAGATTGTGAACTATTGGTGGAGGCATTTTGAGTGCCAACGTGAGTTTCGTCGTTCAGTAAAAGACATGCTTATCTGCGGACATGGATGGTTGAAAACTGGTTATCGTTTTGTCGAAAAAGGTGTTGAAGATTATGACACTGCAGACGAAATGGCTACTGCTGAATCAATAACGGAATCTGAACTTATTATTACAGAAGACCGACCATTTGTTGAGCGTATTTCACCATTTGACGTTTTTGTAGATGCAGATGCAACATCAATGTCTGATGTTCGCTGGATTGCTCAACGCATTCGTCGCCCTTTGAAAGATGTGAAAAAGGACAAGCGTTATAACTCTGCTGCTCGAAACGAAGCATCACCATCACACTATTCAAAGTGGAGTGTTGATGAATGGCGTGGAAGTTTGCGACCACGACGTGGGGATAACCCAGATGATTCATATGTTGAAATTTGGGAATACTACGACATTGACCGTGACACTATTTCGGTATTCTGTGACGGTGGAGACAAGTTCTTGATTGCTCCAACCAAGATTCCATTTGCATTTGGTCATCCATTTGTAATGTTGCGAAACTATGACATTCCAGACCATTTCTACCCAATGGGTGAATTAGAGGCAATTGAACCATTGCAAATGGAATTGAACCAAACTCGTACACAAATGATGAATCATCGCAAGCGATTCTCACGCAAGTGGCTTTACCGTGAATCTTCTTTTGATGCAGATGGTCGTGCAGCTCTAGAATCCGATGAAGACAACGTACTTGTACCTGTTATTTCAGAAGACGGATTGAGCAACGCAGTTGTTCCAATGCCGGCAGTTATTAGTCCACCAGAGTTTTACAACCAGTCAGAATTGATTTCAAACGATATCAACCAGATATCTGGTGTTTCCGAATACATGCGTGGTGCTTTGCCAGAAATTAGGCGAACAGCAACCGAGGCTGGAATTGTTCAGGACGCAGCAAATGCTCGTGCATCAGACAAGCTTGCAGCAATCGAGCGTACTATTGCCGATTGTGGTCGAAGATTGGTGATGCTGGCACAGCAATATATGACTGGTGAACAAGCAATTCGTGTTGTTGGGGCAGGGGAAAAGCGAGCTTGGGTTCGCTTTGACCGTGACTACATTCAAGGTGAATTTGATTTTGAGGTAGAAGGTGGTTCTACTCAACCAACAAACGAATCTTTCCGTCGTCAATCTGCAATGCAGATTATGGATGCAATGGCTCCGTTTATTCAGAGTGGAATTATTAATATCCAGAAATTGGCAGAATACGTTTTGCAATACGGTTTTGGTGTAAAGCAACCATCAATGTTTATTGCTGCCCCTGAACCTCCTCCAGCGCCTGAGCCACCTGCTCCGCCGATGGAGCAAATGCCACCACAAGGCATGCCACCACAAGGTCTTCCACCAGAAGCAATGATGCAAGGGGGGCCACCTATGGGTGGACCACCACCAGGATTACCTCCTGAACTTGCACAACTTCCGCCTGAGTTGTTAATGCAACTCATGCAAGGTGGAGGAATGCAAGGTGGAATGCCGCCAGGTATGCCACCAGGCATGTAACGATAAATCCTTACATATAGAGCAACCCTTGGAGGACTCAAAGCAATGAGCGAAATAACTGGCAATGAAGTCGAGACTGAATCGGCCCCTTTAGAGGGACAACCGCAGGAAGTTGTAGATGTAGTTGAAAACCTTAGCGAAGCGGAAATTCAACTGCTTCCTGTTGACGAGTACGGTGACAAATATGTTTCCGTTCAGGTCAATGGTGAAGAAATAAAAGTTCCACTCAAAGAGGCGCTTTCTGGGTACCAGCGTCAGGCGGATTACACCCGCAAGACACAGGAACTTAGTGAGCAACGACGTCAAGTTCAATTTGGTACAGCCTTGCAGGAAGCCTTGCAAAGCAATCCCAAAGAGACTTTGGAACTACTGAGTAAGCATTACGGACTAAACGAGTCAACCCTTTCGGAAGAAGAGGAACTCCTGTTAGACCCGGTTGAAAAGCAGTACCGACAGTTGGAACAACGAGTCCAAGCTTTTGAACAACAAAAAGCGATGGAGGAGTTGGACAGGACTGTTGCGACGTTGCAGAGCCGATACGGTTCTGATTTTGATGCAAACGAAGTTGTATCAAAGGCTTTGGCCATTGGTTCAACAGATTTGGAAGCGGTTTACAAGCAGATGAAGTTTGACAGTATTTACGAAGACGCACAAGTTGTTCGTGGATTACGTGCTAAGAAAGCTCAGGAGACTGAGCAACTTACACAAGCCAAACGGAGTTCTGGTGTTGTAAGCAGTGGAACATCATCTGTCAGTGCCGATGTATCAGCAAAACCTATTACATCATTGCGAGACGCTTTTGAAGCCGCCAAACGGCAACTAAACGTCTAGCGTTCAATTAAGGAGAAATCAATATGCCATCGGCAAATAGTAACTTTGATAACTTGCTCACAACTACGCTTGCGAACTATCGCAGCCAGTTGACTGACAACGTTTTCACCGCACGCCCACTCACCTACCAACTCATGGACAAGGGTCGCATTCGTATGCTTAACGGCGGTACGAAGATTGTTGAACCTCTTATCTACGGCAAGAACTCAACTGTCGGTTCATATAGCGGATACGATTCGCTTGCTTTGACCCCGCAGGAAGGTATCTCGGCTGCTGAGTACGAATGGAAGCAGTATGCTGCATCCATTTCAATCAGCGGTATTGAAGAAGCCAAGAACAACGGTGAACAAGAAATCATCAACTTGCTCGAAGCCAAGATTATGCAGGCTGAAGAGTCAATGCGTGAGTCTTTCAACCAGATGTTCTTCGCTGACGGAACTGGCAACAGTTCAAAGGACTGGAACGGTCTTGGTAACTTGGTTGAATCCGGCAACACCGTTGGTGGAATCAACTCGTCAACTTCAGGCAACGAATTCTGGCGTTCGTACGAGGAAAACACCGCAACTGCGTTGACTCTTGCACAAATGGCAACTGCTTACAACACGACTTCGGTTGGTAATGACCACCCAGACGTCATTTTGAGCACCCAGACTTTGTTTGAGAAGTATGAAGCATTGCTTCAACCAAACCTTCGTTTCACGGACACTAAGACTGCAGATGCTGGATTCCAGAACCTGTTGTTCAAGGCTGCTCCGATTATGTACGACGTACATTGCACCGCTGGTGTTATGTACTTCCTCAACACGAAGTACCTCACACTTGTCGGCCACAGTGACAAGTGGTTTGCTCAGACGGACTTTGTCAAGCCAGAAGACACAGATGCTCGCTATGCGCTCATCATGTGCTACGGAAACCTCACCTGCCGCAACCGTGCGAAGCAGGGCAAACTCACGGCAAAGACCGCCTAAGACCACTAACCAATAAGGAGAAATCAAAA